TGGCTTTGCTGGCAACGGTACAGGCAACGTTTCTATTGAAAGTGCAACTGATACTAAAATGTTAGCAGAAGCAAACTTCTTAACAAATGTTAAAGGATACCAAGAAACTAAAGTTACAGGATATCAAAAAACGTTAGTAGAAGGTGATATACATCATCATACAAATACAAATTTATACATACTAGCAGATGCAGAAGGACATATAAAAGCTGGAACAAACATGCTTATTAATTCTGTAGAAACTCTAAACTTAGTAGGAAAAGCATCATACTTAACAGCAACAGAAGGCGCAATTAATATCAATGCTACAGGCGGCAACGTTGAAATTGATGGCGCAACGGATATTAATTTAAACAGTGGTTCTTCAACAGCAGGCACAGAAGCTACAGACTCCGAAGACGCTGTAGACTTTACATATTTGCCAAAGTGGTCAGTGCCAAAAACATCTCCAGGTACAGATATTGCATCAGACATAAGCACGTTTGTAAAAAGAATGCCAAGTCACGAACCTTATGCACATCATGAAAATTTAGATCCTATTATGTATAAATCTACTAGGACAGATATAACTAATCCAACTAGTTTATCAGATGGCGTATTACAAAGTAGCCCAGACACATTTAGAAAAAGTTTTGCTGGCGGAACAGCACAAGAGTCAGCAAGTGGCACAGGGCCAACACCTGGCACAAGCGGAGTAGAATCAGTAACAAGCGATGGTGGCGCCAAAGCACCACAGCAACGTTTTACAACAGTTGGACCAGACGGAAATATATTAGATATTATTGGCGAAGCTGAAGGCGCAGGATACAATACAGTATTTGGCGGAAGCAGAGTAAAACCTAGAGACTATTTTGGCAAGGATTTAACACAACTTACAATTGATGAAGTTATTGAATGGCAAACTGAGTCAGTAAGCCGAGGCTCAGCAAGCTCAGCTGCAGGTAAGTATCAGATTATTAAGAAAACACTTATAGACTTAGTAGATGGCAAAGGTGCTGCTTCAAGAACAGATAAATTTAACCAAGTAACACAAGACAAATTATGTAGGAAACTTCTACAAGGTAGAGGAATAGACGAATACTTAGCAGGCTCTAAATCAGAGCAAGCATTTTGTAGATCATTGGCACAAGAATGGGCTAGTTTGCCAGTTACATATAGACAGCCAGGTCAAAAACGAACAGTTAATCCTGGGGAAAGTTACTACGCCGGAGACGGCCTAAACAAGTCAAGAATTGCTCCAGCAGACTTTATTGCTTCTGTTAGAAATATTAAAGAAACTGGTTATACGTAGAGGGTAAATATAACATAATGAGTACTTTAGAAAAAAACATATACAAAAGGGTTAGCGTAGGCAGTGCTAAACAGCCTAGTAAGCCTGCTTCTAGTGCGGCTTATAGGTCTATAAGCACAGTTAATCCTGCAAACGAAGGGTATAGACTATATGATCTTGCTGTTATTAAGCAAGACATTATTAACCATTTTCATATTAGACAGGGTGAAAAACTTGAGAACCCTGAATTTGGCACAATTATTTGGGACGTATTATTTGACCCATTAACAGAACAACTTAAAAGTGCTATCATAGAAAATGTAGAAGCTATTATTAATTACGATCCGCGTGTTGTTGTTGATAATGTTATTGTTGATACTTATGAAAGCGGTATACAAATCGAATGTACTCTTATATATTTAAACTACAGCATTGCTGAAGCCATGACATTACAATTTGATAGAGACGCCGGCTTACTTGCTTAAAAATAAAATACGTACATAACTGTTATGAATAAATACGTTATAAGAGGAAATTAGATGTCAGCTACGGATAGACAAAATAGATTATTAGTTGCAGAGGATTGGAAAAAAGTATACCAATCTTTCCGCAATGCAGACTTTCAAAGTTACGACTTTGATAATTTAAGACGAACAATGATAGAATACCTTAGGACTAATTATCCTGAGGATTTCAACGATTATATTGAATCAAGTGAATACCTTGCACTAATTGATTTAGTTGCATTTCTTGGACAAAACTTATCCTTTAGGATTGACCTTAACGCAAGAGAAAATTTCCTCGAACTTGCAGAAAGACGTGAATCTGTACTAAGATTAGCAAGACTACTAAATTATAATCCTCGCAGAAATCAAACAGCAAACGGCTTGTTAAAGTTTACAGCGGTTAGTACAACAGAAGATTTATTAGATTCAAATGGTACAAATTTATCAGGGCAAACTATCCAATGGAATGATAGTACAAATGCTAACTGGTATGAACAGTTTATTAAAGTACTTAATACAGCACTACCTGTAAATGGTGTGTTTGGTAAGCCAAACAAAAGTGAAACTGTATCAGGTATATCTACAGACCAATATAGACTTAACGGTGTAAACACAGATGTGCCTGTATATGCATTTGAAAAACCTGTTGAAGGAAAAACTACTCCGTTTGAAGTTGTATCTACTGATATCCAAGACGGAAGTTTAGTTGAAGAAGCACCGGTTCCAGGAAACAACTTTGCATTTATGTATAGAAATGATACACAAGGTCCTGGTAGTAGTAACACAGGATTTTTTGCACACTTCCGTCAAGGTAGATTAGAAAGTGGACAATTTAATGTAGCACAGCCTACACCAAATTCAACAGTGTCAATAGACACTCAAAACATAAATGATTCAGATGTATGGTTATTTGGACTAGATGGTAATAACAATGAATCTGATCTATGGACTAAACTTGATGCTGTAGAAGGTAACAATGTAATCTACAATAGCATTAATAAAAAAATAAGAAATATTTACAGTGTACTAACAAGAGTTGATGACAGAATTAATTTAGTTTTCTCAGATGGTGTATTTGGTAATTTACCAAAAGGAAACTTTAAAGCATATTATAGAACAAGCGAAAATAGAAACATGGTTATTACACCAGGTGCTATAAACAATATTGCTATTAATTTACGTTACCTAAGTAAAAAAGGTAGAGTACAAACACTTACCCTTACAATGGGTTTACAAACAACTGTATCAAATAGTTCAAGAAGCGAAAGCAATCAAAGTATTAAACAAAACGCTCCGGCAACATACTATACTCAAAACAGAATGGTTACAGGCGAAGATTATAATGTTGCACCGTTAGGAGTTAGCCAAGAAATTGTAAAAGTAAAAAGTGTAAACAGAACATCAAGTGGTATTTCAAGATACTTTGACTTGATCGATTCAACTGGAAAATATAGTAATACTAACTTATATGGTAACGATGGTGTTCTGTATAAAGAGTATGTAACAAATAAATCTAGTTTTAATTTTACTACACAAACAGATATTGAAGGCATCATTATAAACAATATTGAGCCTATTCTAGCAGATCAAAAAGTTAAACATTATTATCTAGATAAGTTTCCAAAAATTAATACATTTGATTTAAACGTATTTTGGAATGTTGTAAGTGAAGACACAAATACATTTACAGGAAATTTCCAATCAACAGACGGAACTGGATATAATGTTGGCACATTTACAACAAACAGTTTAAAATATATCGAAGCAGGTACGGCAGTTAAATTCCAAGCACCTGAAGGCTTCCACTTTATGCAAGATGGTTCGCTTATGGCAGGCGCTGCAGATCATCCAGGAAGTTCAATATACAAGTGGACAAAGGTTGTAGCGGTTGCAGGCAACGGGCTAACAGTAGGGTTGTCAGATGCACAAGGTGCTATTGCATTAGCAGACAAAATACCAAGCCTATGTAGACTTATACAAATTCGTCCTAAACTAGCAAGTAGTCTTATAGATGATGTAAAAGTAGAAATTATTGATCAAACTTTTGCATACAATGACTTTGGTTTACGTTATGATGATGTTAACAGAGTTTGGAGATTAATTAAAGCAAGTGACCTTGATAAGAGAAGTAATTTTAGTACAGGTTTTGCAGGCAATGTAAGTAACGGAAATCTTGATGCAAGTTGGTTGTTGTTATTTGAAACAAACGGCGAAACATACAAAGTAACTTACAGAGGTTTAAGATACGTATTTGAAAGTGATAGAGAAATTAAATTCTACTACGACAGTGGTGATAAAATTTATGATTCACAAACTGGTAAAACAATTAAAGACAAATTAAGTATTTTAAGTATTAATACACAGCCTGACAGCACATCACCATTTACAGATAATTTTGATTTTGATATCTTAGAGTCTTATAGAGATAAAGAAGGGTACGTAGATACTAAAAAGATAGAAATAACTTTTGCTGATAAAGATGCAGATGGTATTATTGACGACCCTGAACTATTTTTACATATTGTTGATGAAGCTACAGCACCATTAACAAAACTTATTATACACGAAAAATATTTTACAGAAGCAGGTGTTGAAGATTTTAGATATATTGATGCTTCTAATATACAAATTTTAGAATCGCAAACAGCAATACAACCGTTAAGCACATATACAAATGGACAATTATTTTACTTTAGAGATGCAGACGTATTTAAAAAGTTAAATGCAACAACACTTGAATTAGAAACTAACAGTGACTACAAAGCGTTTGTTGGTAGAGACAAGTTAAAATTCCATTATGTGCATGTTGCAGATACTAACAATAGAATAGATCCAAGTGCAAGTAATATGATTGATACATATATGCTTACAAAAACATATGATAGAAATTATAGACTTTATTTAGATGGACAACTTACACAAAAACCGTTACCACCAAGTTCGGATGAATTGTTTAGGTCCTACGGTGCTGAGCTCAATAAGATAAAATCTATTAGTGACGAAGTTGTTTACCATCCTGTGAAATACAAAGAATTATTTGGTAGTGCTGCAAAGTCAGACTTGCAAGCAACATTTAAATTAGTAAAAAATCCAGGTGTTGTACTAAACGATAATGATATTAAAACAAGATGTATTGAAGCAATTAACCAATATTTTGCTTTAGAAAATTGGGACTTTGGAGATACTTTTTACTTCCAAGAATTAGCAACTTATATTATGAACAGGATTGCTCCTGACTTAGTGAGTGTAGTAATTGTTCCAAATCAAATTACACAAGGGTTTGGAAGTTTGTTTGAAATAAGAAGCGAAGTTGATGAAATTTTTATTAATAGTGCAACTGTTGCAAATATTGAAATAATAGATCAAATTACAGCAACTAGATTAAACGCATCAGGTAACGTTGTTACTTCAAGCGAAACAACAAATACTGGTATAACAAGCTCTGCTTCGTTTACTAGTTCAAACAGTTCAAACAGCAATAGCTCAAACAACAGCGGATCAAATAGTGGAGGAAGTTACTACTAATGTCTTACGATAACGATCAGACAGACGCACCTTTGCCAGCAGGCGGAAAAGGCGATAGAAAGAGTGTAGATTTACTTCCTAAGTATTTTAGAACACAAGCAAATAAGAAAATACTTTCGAGTACAATAGACCAACTTGTACAACCTGGCACAGCAGAAAAAATAAACGGTTACATGGGCCGCAAAAATGCAAAAGCATTTAAGGCAGGTGACACGTATATTGCTGACGTTACACAACAAAGACAAGATAGACAGTTAGAACCTGCTACTGTATCTGTAGACGATTTAGGCAATGTAAACTTTTTTGCAGATTACGCCGATTATATTAACCAAGTTAAAAACTTTTCAGGTAACAACGAAGATCAAAGCAGATTAAACAGTCAAGAATATTATGCATGGAATCCAAATGTAGACTGGGACAAGTTTACAAATTTCCGTGAATATTATTGGTTACCAAACGGTCCACAAACTGTTTCAGTATTTGGAAAAACTTTAGAAGAAGTAAGCACATATACAGTTACTACAGAGGACCAAGGTGATAATGTAGTATACAAATTTTCTCCTCCGGGGTTTGAACCAAATCCTGCACTTACTTTATATAGAGGACAAACATATACATTTGAAATAGACACACCAGGACATCCGTTTTCATTCTCAACTGATAGACGTTTTGCAGACGCACCGTTTACACTTGAAAAACAAGATGACGGTAGTTATAAAGTTATATCAGGAAGTGCAGACAATGTGTCAAGCCTTTATGTACAAGGACTTACAGCAATAGATTTAGAGGGTAATGAAATTGATCCTGTAAATGTTGAAAAAGGTAGAATTACTTTTACTGTACCATTTGAAGCACCAGAGCAATTATATTACACAAGTGGTAGTGACATTAACACAAGTGGCTATATTAAAGTTTTTGATATTATTGAAAACACACAAATTGATGTAAGCGATATCATAGGTAAGAAAAACTACACAAGTTCAAACAAAGTACAATTTACTAATGGACTTAAAGTAAAATTTGCTGGTAAAGTAACTCCGGAAATATATGCTAACGATGAGTGGTATGTTGAAGGTGTTGGTACTGATATTAGATTAGTTAAAGAAAGTGATTTAGTTATACCTGCAAGTTACGTAGGTGACAAATTAGTTCCATTTGATAGCGAAGGTTTTGACAGATTGCCGTTTGGTAATGCTAGTGCGTTTGCAGGAACAAAAGATTATGTTGTTATTAACAGATCAAGTGTTGACAGAAATGCTTGGACACGTTACAATAAATGGTTCCACAAAGATGTAATTGAAAAGTCTGCAGAATACAACAACGAAGTAGCAAGCATTGATCAAAGTGGCAGAGCATCAAGGCCAATTATTGAATTTAACGCAGGACTAAAATTATTTAATTTTGGTACTCAAGCAAAAGACGATGTAGACTTAATTGATTACAAAACTACTGATGCATTTAGTACAGTAGAAGGCGGCACAGGATACAATGTAGACAATACAAATCTTGCAGACGGTATGCGTGTTATCTTTAATGCTGATACTGATAGAAATGTAAGAGGTAAAATTTACAAAGTTAACTTTATCTTAATTGACAATATTAGACAAATTAGTTTAGTAGAAGAAACTGATGCTACAGCACAAGTAAATGAAACAGTATTAATTAAAGGTGGCGACACATATAAAGGTAGACTGTTTTACTTTGATGGCACTAATTGGAAAGAGTCACAAAGAAAGATACAAGTAAACCAGCAACCATTATTTGATGTTTTTGACGAAAGCGATGATAGTTTTGGTACTTACAATGCAAGCACATTTAGTGGTACAGAATTATTTGCATATGCAAAAGGCACAGGTACAAATGATGCTGAATTAGGATTTCCATTATCATATAGAGCTATTGAAAACTTTGGCGATATACAATTTAAATTTCCATTAGTAAGTGACTCATTTGTTTATGAAGAAAATAATAGTAATATTACTGTAAACGTTGAAACTGGTTATGTAAGAAAGTATACTGACCTAACATCATACGTAAGTGAAAACGGTTGGATCAAAGCAAACAAGCCAAGTTCACAAGCAATAGTAAGACAGTATGTAGCAGATACTACTGTAAATGATTTTGCTGTAGATGTATTTGACCGTAGCGGTGACTTAAACGACCTAGTTGTTAAAGTTTATGTAAACAATACTTTTAAGAAAGAATCAACACATTACGATATTAACAGAATAAATGGTGTTGCTTATGTAACATTTAAAACTGATTTAGAAACAGATGATATTGTATTATTAAGATGCTTTAGTAAAGCAACAAAAACAGACAACGGTTATTACGAATTAGCATATAACTTAGAACGTAATCCTATGAATGAAAACATAGGAGATTTTACTATTGGTGAAGTTACAGATCATGTAAGCACAATAATTGAAAACACTTTTGATTATAACGGCAATAGATTTCCAGGCGTTAGTAATTTAAGAGATATTGGTAACCTAAGTCAATTTGGTACACGTTTTGTAAAACATACGGGACCTATTGCACTTGCAAGTTATCATCTTACAGACAAAAATGCAAATATTATAAAAGCACTAAAGTATGCTAGATTAGAATACGCAAAATACAAAAGATTATTTTTGCAAGTAGCAGATACTTTAGGGTACGATGGTCCAATTAAAGACCATGTAGATAAAATTATTGAAGAAATAAACAGTCAAAAAACTGACGGAATGCCGTTTTATTTCTCAGACATGATACCACATGGTGCGTCTAAGCGTACATTACATATTGTAAGAGCAAGTGATGGCGTGTTTTATCCGCTTACTAAAACATTTAGTTTATCAAATTTAAGTGAAAGAGGAGTGTTAGTATATCTTAATGATGTAGCTCTATGTCACGGTACAGATTACACATTTACAGCAGAAGGATTTGTAAAAGTATCAGCAACACTTGCTGTTGATGACGAACTAGAAATTTACGAGTATGATACAACTGACGGTTGTTTTGTTCCTACTACACCAACTAAGTTAGGATTGTATCCTGCTTATAAGCCTGAACTGTATTTAGACACAACGCAAGAAACACCGCGTAACGTAATTCAAGGACATGACGGAAGTATTACTGTTGCGTATGGCGATTATCGTGATAATCTAATATTAGATTTTGAAAGAAGAATTTATAATAATCTAAAGCAAGCCTATAACACAGATGTTTTTGATGTACATGAATTTGCAGGCGGCAACTATAGAGATACAGGGTTTAGCAGGCAAGACGTTGATAGTGCAATGGTAAGTGATTTTGTACAATGGTCAATAATTGCAGGCGATCCAAATTATACAGCAAATACTTTTTGGAAAGACACGGATACATTTAGATACAACTATAAAAATATGTCATCTCCAACAGGTAAACTTTTACCAGGATTTTGGAGAGGTGTATACAAAGATGCATACGACACTGATCGTCCTCATACTCATCCTTGGGAAATGCTTGGCTTTACTATTAAGCCTTCATGGTGGGAAGCAGAATATGGTCCAGCACCGTATACTAGAAATAATTTTGTACTTTGGGAAGATCTTGAAAAAGGCCTAATTAAAGAGCCAGGTAAACCAGCAAAAGTTGATAACAGATATAAGCGTCCTGGATTAACAAATCATATTCCTACAGACGAAAATGGAAATTTATTAAGTCCGTTAGATAGTAACTATGCACAAAACTTTGTTGCTGTAAGAACAAGAGATTCATATGCATTTGGAGATCATACTCCTACTGAAAGTGCGTGGAGAAAAAGTAGTGAATATCCATTTGCACTAATTACAAGTTGGATATTAAATCAACCAGCAAAAGTAATGGGTACCGGTTTTGACTTATCAAGAATGCTAAGAAATAAAACAGGCAATCTTGTTTACAGTCCATCTAATACAATTATTAGATTAAAAGATTTAGTATTTCCAAATACGTATACAGACAATCAACGTGTTATTACAAGTGGTCTTGTTAACTTTGTATACAACTACATAGTTAGTGATATAAACACTAGTTATAATGAGTACCAAGCAGAATTAAAAACGTTAAAGAATCAACTAGCACTTAAAGTTGGCGGCTTTACTGATAAAAGTAAATTTAAATTAATACTAGATAGCAGAACACCTTTAAATGAAGGCAATGTATTTGTACCAGAAGAAAACTATAAATTATTTTTAAACACATCTGTACCTATAGAAATTGCAAATTACAGCGGTGTTGTAATTCAGAAAAATACAAATGGTTATGTTGTAAAAGGATACGATCAGGCTTCAGCTGCATTTAACTATTATGAACCTATACAAGCATCATCAGATCCTGTAATAAACATAGGCGGCATTTCAGAGTCATTTGTAAATTGGGATAGCGGAAAACAATATGTTAAAGGACAAAATGTTCGATATAATAATTTTTATTATAGAGTAAATTCAAGCCATGTTAGTGGTCCAAATTTTGACGATACTAAAATGTCTAAGTTAGCAGAGCTTCCACTTGTAGGCGGTAGATCAAATGTACTTAGAAGAAAGTTTACAAATCGTGTTAACACTATACCTTATGGAACATTGCTTACAAGTACACAAGAAGTTGTTGACTTTTTATTAGGATATGAAGCATACTTAAAAGCACAAGGTTTTAAGTTTGAATATTATAACAAAGATATAAGTGTTGTTGAAGATTGGACATTTAGTGTAAAAGAATTTATGTTCTGGACTACACAAAATTGGGCGGCTGGTAGTGTACTAACACTAAGTCCGGGCGCACAACAGTTTACATTCAACAGACAATATATGGTTGTAGATAATATCTTTGATAATTTTTATGATTATAGTTTGTTAAAAGCAGACGGTCAAAAATTACAAAGATCGTTTAGTAGCATTGCTAGAGATACTGAAAATGATTTTGGTCTAAGTGTTAGAAATACAGCAGATGGTATTTACAGCGTTAAACTACCATTGGTACAAAGAGAACATGTAATATTATTAGATAATAAAACTGTGTTCGGCGATGTTATATATGACCAAGAAGCAGGTTACAGACAAGAAAGAATTAAAGTTACTGGATATAGAAGTGATAACTGGTCCGGTGGACTAAACATACCAGGCTTTATATATGACGAAGCAGAAGTAAGAGACTGGCAACAATACAAAGATTATGGTATTGGCAAATTAGTTAAGCATAAAGAATTTTATTACGTTGCATTGGCTAACGTAACTGGAACAGAAGTGTTTATTGATTCACAATGGGAACGTTTAGAAAATCGTCCACAGGCACAATTAGTTCCTAACTTTGAATATAAAATTAATCAGTTTGCAGACTTTTATGACTTAGATACAGACAACTTTGATCTTGAACAACAAAAACATGCACAGCATTTAATTGGATATCAAAAACGTAAGTACTTAGAAAACATTATAAATGACGATGTAAGTCAGTATAAGTTTTATCAAGGAATGTTACAAGATAAAGGTACAAAAAATAGTTTAGTAAAACTGTTTGATGCTCTTGCAAGTGCTGATAAAGAAAGTTTAGAATTCTACGAAGAATGGGCAATTAGAGTTGGCCAGTACGGTGCTACTGATAATTTTGACGATGTTGAATTTTTAATTGACGAAAAACAAATTAAAACTAATCCACAGCCAATAGAGCTTGTAACTAATTTACCTGCTAATGATACCGACACTATTTATAAACTCACCCCAGCAGACGTATATAAAAGACCTCAAAACTACGATCATAAACCGTTTCCGACTGTTGTAGATTACAAACAATTTACTAAAGACGCCGGATTTGTGTTTGATGCAGATGTTGCATATAGGATTAATGATAAGGCAGATATACTTACAGCTAATATTAATGTAATTGGTGCTAAGGATTATGTTTGGGTAACAGGCGACGAACAGCCATGGGACGTTTTACAACATGTAACTACTGATATTAGAGTAACTAATATAACAGGGTTTGACGAAGGTGCTGACGCATTTGTTGGTGTAGACAATCCAGGCGGCACAATCGAATTTGACAGATCACACTCTTTTAAAAGAGGTGATATAATTGGCTTGCAAAATACATCAACACAGAATGATGGTTTTTACACTGTAGAAGTTGTAAAGCCAACTAGTGTAAATGTTCTTGCTGGTACAAACAATAGCATCGAAGACCTAAGTGATATTAATGGTTACGTAAGTATTTTACGATCAGTAAATTTTGACACTATAAAAGAAGCAAACATTGTATTAGAAGAAAAAATAGCTGAAGACCAAAAAGTTTGGATTAATGGATCAACTAAAAATGACTGGGTAGTTGCTATACAAGATAATGTATACAATGATAAGTCGCATTATAATAATCCTAGCGATTACGACATTACATCTGCATATGAGTTTGGCTCTGCTATATCATCTAATAAAGCAAACACTAGATTAGCACTTGGCGATCATAGTGCAAATAATTTAAATGGTAATGTTTACACTTATCAAAGAGGATCAAATTTAAGAGATTTATTATTTGAAGACACGTTAACCTTAGACACTGATGCATATCCAATGGCAGACGGACATCGCTTTGGAGCAGACATTGACATAAGTGAAGACGGCAAATATTTAATTATTGGGTCAAGTACAGCAAGTGAAGTTGCTTCTAATTACCAAAGCGATTATAGTAAAACTATAGCGTATAATGAAAACGATATTGTTAAGTATAGCGAAAACTATTGGAAGGCTGTAAGAACAATTACTCCTGAAAGTAACAGTATTGCATTTAGTACTTTTGACAGTTATGCAAACTTTGAAAGATCAAGTGACAGTAGTTTACTAACACTAATTTTACAAGGTAGTCCATACTTACCAAACACACAAACAGATCACTTGTTAATTGCTGCACCTTTTGATCAATATAGAGGTTCTAAGCCACAAGACAAACTAGTTCTTAAGTGGAACAATTATACAAACTTTAATAGAAACATAGGTAGTGCAAGTCCTGTAGAAGTATTCCCAGAAGGTATTAACGCACAGAATTCAGCAGCATCATATACAGAGCCAACATCAACATTTATAAATGGCGAACATGTTATTGTAGAAAAGATTGATGCTGTATTATTAGTAGAACCGTTTACTGATCCTCCAGTAGATGGCGACATAATAAATGCAGTTGGCGGCTCAGCAACAGTTTACAAAGCATTCCAAAGAGACTTTAAACTTGTACTTTACATAAAAGATACAAATGGAGTTTTTGGACCAACTGGAACTATTACAAATAGTAACGGAACACCAATTGGCGATTATACACAACCAAACTATAACGGCACAACTGGTGCTGTAGGTGGCTGGTGGTATATTAACACAGGCACAAACTACTTAACATCAGATGAATTTACAGAAACAAAAGATTTTGGCGTACCAGCTTACGGTCTAGTATATCAAGATGTATTAGTTTACAATGAAAATACTCAAACATATGCTAGAACTATACCAAACTTTTATGCAAATGGATTAGATGATGTTGCAAGCACTATATTCCCAGATAGAGACGAACCAGTATTTGTTAGTGTTCTTTCTCATAGAGGTGCGGCATACGTAAATGTTGACGTTGACGGCGTACAAAATATTGTAGACAACAGATGGTTGATGAGAATTCCGTCAAACTTAGCTGGAGAAATTACAACTGCAGGCGATCAGTTTAGAGCATATATTAATGATCAAGCAGATTCTCCAGACTTTGATTTGTTAGGTATTGACCCTAGTTACATCAACGACAACTTACACACTGTTGTAGATATGTGGGAAGGATATATTGACTTTACATTTACTAAAACACAGGGTGCTGATGTTGATATGTTATCAGATCCAGACGTTGACACTGGTGACTTCTTTGAACCTGCTTATGAAGGTAAAGTATTTTCAGATATAAACGGAAATATTATTAACATTAACGGAGCAGATGGCGACTTTATTAGAGATGAAATTACTGGCGCTAGAGGCCGTGTTGCATATTATATAAGACGTGCTGGAACCCAAGGTAGAGTATATCTTAAAGATGTTACAGGAACATTTACTCAAGGTAACAGATTACTATTAGAAACATTAGAAGGACCATCGCAATTACCAAACCAACGTATTATGGGTCCAATTAACAAAATATCTGTTACAGGAAGTAATACAGGTAAAATTGCTGTTATGCAAAGGGGAACTAACTTTCCTGCACACCCAGAATCATATGGCGGTTTACAGCAGTTTAGAGATTTAAATGCATTTGCACACATTAATAAAGAATTTTGGGTATACCAAGAAAACTTAACAGAAGCAGGTAAAGAAGCAGAAGCAAGCATACCTAGCACAGCAAATAGTGACTGGCGTCTTGTTTATAATTTACCAGTAGACACTAGCGGTTCGCAAGTAAGCAAACCTGTAAATCAAGGTGTATACAGTATCTTTAATAGGGTAGGAAACACATGGACCAACAGAGGAACATGGACAATTCCGGGAAGTACTACAAACAGTAATGTTGGTAAGCAAGTTGCTGTAACACAAGACGGCGAACTATACAGATTTTATGTAGGTTCAAAAGAAAACCTAACAGTTTTAAAACACGGTATAGACAAGTACGGTAAAAAATATAATTATGCATTAGATATTAATCCTCATTATAGAGGACCATACTCAGCTGATGCATCATATAAAACAGATGAGATAGTTTTATATAACAATCAATTATATTCAGCACTTACATTTCTAAAAGGTGTTTTACCCACTGACACACTTAAATGGACAACATTAAATAGTACAGTAAATTATCTTCCATCATTACCAAATGATGTAAACATTTACAATGACCCAGTGTTTAATGATTTAGGCGAAGGTGTATTAGACTTTACAAAAGAAATAAGTGTAAGCGAAAACGGTCAAGTACTTGCAATAAGTGTAATTACTGATACAAGTGTTGACCCTGATAACAAAGTACTTGTTTATAGAATATTAGATGACAGATATGTTTTTGATCAAACTATTGTTGCACCTATATCAAACACTGGTTGGGGAAGTAGTATAAGCCTTAGCGAAGACGGTGACACTTTAATAGTTGCTGATCCTGAGAGTGATGTACAAGGCTACAACACAGGAAAAGTATATGTCTATGCAAAAGTAAATGGAGCGTTTGAATTACATCAAACATTATCAGGTACAGGAACACTCAGTGAAAAGTTTGGTACTAAGGTTAGCATTTCACAAGATATTATTGCTGTAACAAGCGGCAATGGCGACATTATTACTGAAACAATATTTGATAACGGTACTACGTCATTTGATGATACATTTACAACATACCCTGATAAAAGAATAGACAGTGGTAGTGTTAGACTATACCAAAAAGTTAAAGACGCATACATACTTGCAGAAGAATTAGATTATGACGGCGATGATAATGTACTAGTTGCAAGTAGATTTGGCGAACAAGTTTTAATTAATGACAATCACATTTATGTAGGTGTTCCAGCAGATCCAAACTCATATTATGATGAAGATATAAATCCTGGAAGTTTTGTTGACTATCAAGTTACACAAGATAAAAAACCGTGGACATTATTAAGAACACCAAATGAAGTTGTTGACACACAAAAAATTAAATCAGCATTTTTGTACAACGTAAAAACAAATCAATTATCTACATACTTAGATTATATTGATCCTGTACAAGGTAAAATTGCAGGACCGGCAGAACAAGAATTAACATTTAAATCAAACATTGATTTTGCACGTTACAATGTTACAACATTACCTGACTACTTTAGTGAAACTTCTAATTGGGAAGAACAACATGTTGGCAAACTATGGTGGGATTTATCTACAGCAAAATTCTTTAATGTATATCAAGAAGATATTACTAACCAGGCAAACAACTGGAGCAAGTTAATACCTAACTACTCGGTTGATATTTATGAATGGGTAGAAAGTGATATTGTTCCAGCAGATTGGGATAACCAAGCAGACACAGCCGCAGGCTTTGCAAAAGGTATAAGTGGGTTATCTAAATACGGCAATGATGCATACAGCCAAAAATTAGTTTACGATCCTGTATCACAAACATTTAGCGACAAATATTACTTTTGGGTTAAAAATAAAGTAACTGTTCCTGTTCAAGAAGCAAGAACAATTAGTGCATCTGAAGTTGCAAAATTAATTGCTAATCCAAGAGGACAAGGTTATAGTTTTGTAGCATTATTAAGTAATGATAGATTTGTTCTTTACAACTGTGAAAGTTTAATTAAAGACAAAGACATTGCTTTACATGTAAGTTACTATACACAAGATACACAAGAACAAAATAGACATTTTGAATATAGTCTGTTAACAGAAGGACTAGAAACAAGTGTACCTAAAGCAGACATAGAAAGAAAATGGATTGACAGTTTACTTGGTTACGATTCAAGAGGACGTATTGTTCCAGATCCTGAGTTAAGTGCAAAAGACAAATATGGTACATTAAATAGTCCAAGACAAAGTTGGTTTGTTAATAGACAAGAAGCATTTAAGCAAGTTGTTGAAAGAGCAAACTTAGCACTTCAAGAAACTATTATTGTAGATGACTTTAGTTTTAAAACTCTTAACAGTGAAGATGTCCAACCGTTTGTAACTGACAGAACATATGATTATAAAATTGATACATTAGATGAATTAAACTTTATTGGTATTAATAAAATTAAAACCGCAACACTACAAGCATCAGTGCATAGTGGTGTAGTAACTGATATTAGAATTACTGATACTGGTAGAGGTTATAACGATCCTACATACGACAATACTACAAGTGTTGTAAGACACGGACCAAGTTTTGAATTGTTTGGTAACGGTAGCGGATTAGACTTTAATTTAGAAATTAATAACTTAGGACAAGTTAGCAAAGTAAACATTATTAACGGTGGTTCTGGTTATGATGAAAATTTAATAATTGAAGTAAGACCGCTTACAGTATTAGTTGAAAACGATAGTACAGTAAATAACAAATGGGCTATTTACGAATGGAATAAATCATCAAGTCTTTGGGATAGAGTAAAATCACAAAGTTACGATACAAAAGAATATTGGGATTATGTAGACTGGTATGCAACAGGTTATACACAATTTACAAGAATTGATCATAGAGTAGATGAAAGTTATCAGTTAGCATCAGCAAATGCTAAGATTGGCCAAATTGTTAAGATTGATAATATAGGTAACGGTGGCTGGTTATTATTAAAACGTGTTGCAGATACTAATTCTTTAGACTATACAATTGATTATGAAACTATTGGTAGAGAAAACGGTACAATAGAAATTAGTAGTAAAATTTATAATGTAATAGAAAATACAGTTGGTTATGATTTACTAGGCTACGACAATAGATTCTTTGATACTGAACCAGTAACTGAAGGTAGACAAATATTAACAGCATTAAAGAACGATATATTTGTAGATAACTTAGCAATTAAATGGCAAGAATTATTCCTTGCAAGTGTTAGATATGTATTGTCAGAACAACAAAATGTTGACTGGGTATATAAAACAAGTTTTGTAAAAGCAAAACATAATGTAGGCGAACTAGAGCAAAAGATAAATTATCAAAATGATAATCTAAGTAGTTATAATGATTACATTAACGAAGTTAAACCTTATAAGACAAACATACGTGAATATCTAAGTTCTTATGAAAATGTAGACAATACTAATACTCAAACAAGTGATTTTGATGTTCCTCCGTATTACGATTATACACAAAACGGAATAAAAACTAAATCTGTAAAAATTAAAGATAACGAGTTGCTTGGAGCAGATGCGTTCTTTGATGAATATCCATACCAGTCATGGAAAGAAAATTACGGATATAAAGTTACAGCAATTAATATTTACAATAGCGGAAGCAAATATACATATCCACCAACAGTAACTATTGCAGGCGGTGGCGGCACTGGCGCAACAGCAAGAGCATATATTGGTGCAGGCAAAGTAGTTAACATTGAAGTTACTAATCCAGGAAGCGGATATACTAGTGCGCCAACTATAACTATTAGCGGATCACAAGCAGACGGTTCTACAACAGCAATAGCATCAGCACAAATTGGTAACAGTGTTGTTAGAAGTCTACAAGTTGGT